CCTCCCCTACCTATTGGCTTCTGGCCCCTACGGGGATACCCATAAGCCGTCTAGACGGTGGGATAGACCACAAAAACATAGTGAGTCGCATAAGACTTACAACTTTTCACGTGATAAGACGATAATTTATACCTAAAATTTTTTTAGAAAAATGGCACAACAGTCAACAAATGATCCAGCTTCACAATTAAATCTGGGTCGCATTAACGGTGCTGGTAACGCCACTAACAATAGGGATTTATACCTAAAATTGTTCAGTGGAGAAATGTTTACTGGCTTCCAAAGAGAGACAATCGCTAGAGATTTAGTTCAAAAAAGAACACTCACAAACGGTAAGAGTTTACAGTTCATCTATACTGGACGCACAACAGCCGAGTATCATACTCCAGGAAATTCCATCCTAGGTAATGACCAGAAGGCACCTCCAGTAGCTGAGAAAACAATTACAGTCGATGATCTCCTTATTTCCAGTGCGTTCGTATATGAGCTAGATGAAACACTCTCACATTACGAATTGAGGGGAGAGATTTCCAGAAAGATTGGATATGCTCTTGCTCAAAAGTATGATAGACTAATTTTTAGAGCTATCGCTAAAGGTGCTAGACAGGCTTCTCCAGTTAGTATGACTAACTTTGTAGAGCCAGGTGGTACTCAAATTCAAGTTGGTGGCGGATCTGACGCAGACGACGCTTACAACTCAACTCACCTAATCAATGCGTTCTACGACGCAGCTGCAGCTCTTGACGAAAAAGGAGTCAGTGAGGACGGTAGAGTGGCTGTATTGACACCTCGCCAATACTACGCTTTGATACAAAACATTGAATCAAATGGTTTAATCAACCGTAACGAAAGAGGCGACGCATTGCAGTCTGGTAACGGCATCATCGAGATAGCTGGTATCCAGATCTTCAAGTCTATGAATATCCCATTCTTTAGTAAGTATGGTACTAAGTATGCTCCTTCTTCAGGTGCCTCTGCTGCTACTGACCTTGCTACAGCAGATCCAGGAAATACTGGTTCATGGGTTTCAGAGGGTATTGAAGCAGCAAACACCGCAACAGGTAACAACTACGGTGCACGTCAAAACTACGGTGCTGCAAGTAACTTTGCAAACTCATGTGGATTAATCTTCCAACGTGAGGCCGCTGGTGTAGTCGAGACAATCGGCCCACAGGTTCAAGTAACAAGTGGAGATGTGTCTGTTGTCTACCAAGGTGACGTGATATTGGGACGTATGGCTATGGGAGCAGATTTCTTAAATCCTGCTGCCTCAGTAGAATTGTTCGCAGGAACAAGTACAAAGCCTGCAGCTTTCAACTAATACATTTTTATACGGGGGCACACGCCCCCTTTTTCTTATGGCAGCAATAACATATGGTGTGTCCACCGAACTGGATGCAGTAAACGCAATTCTTATGAGTGTTGGAGAGTCACCCGTCAACACCCTCACAGTGCAGAGCCCAGATGTGGCTATTGCTCAGGCAACTCTTCGACAAGTCTGCCGTGAGATACAAACACAGGGCTGGGTGTATAATACAGAAAATGACTATCCTATTGAATTAGATAGTAACAACCACTGTGTTATCCCAAACAACATCCTTCAACTAGACCTAAACCATTTTAGGCATGGTAATGATTTCGATGTTGTTAGAAGAAGTGACAACGGTATAATGAAAGTCTATGATAAGATAGGACATTCATTTGAATTTAAAAATGTCACAGGTGGTAAATTATATTTTGATGTAATCTGGATGCTAGATTTTAACGATCTACCACAGGCATTTAAGGACTACATTACTACCAGAGCGTCGAGGATCGCCTCTAACCGCATGGTAAACAACCCACAGGCTGCTAAGTTACTTGAGTCAGACGAGGCTCTTGCAAGGGCAGCAGCGTTGGAGTATGACACTTCACAAGCTGATTACAATATCTTCACAGATACTAAGTATCAGCACAACCCCAACAGCACCTATCGTCCATCGCAAGTTATTAGAAGAATGTAATGGCAAGTATTAACCAACGTATTCCTAACTTTCTCGGAGGAGTTTCACAACAGCCAGATAAGATAAAATTTCCTGGGCAGTTACGAGTATGTGACAATGCTGTGCCTGACATAACTTTTGGCCTAAAGAAACGTCCTCCTGCAGAGTTTATAGGTAAACTAACAAACGCCAATACCACAGGTCATTGGTATGACATATTGAGAGATGGTGACGAAAAATATATTGTACAGATCACACCGTCCCTGACAGGATCTATGCCTATAAGAGTATGGGACATAGCAGATGGGACTGAAAAATCTCTGACAAATTCTTCTGGAGATTCTATATTTAGTTATTTATCAGGAGCAACATCTCCGTATTCTGTACAAACAATCCAAGACTACACCTTGATAGCTAACCCTAACAAGACCGTAGGAACTACAGGTACAACTGATGGGCCAATACTAAATGGAGATTATTCATTTGCAAGGTTAGACACTATTGCATACAATACAGAATATGTGTTATATACAGGAACTGCCCCAACACCAAATACATACTATCGTGTAACCTCAATCAAAGTTGACGTCGTACAAAGTGGCAGTCTTAACGGTGCTACATTTGATGATACCAATGAAGACGGAAGATTTGCTGGTAGTATTACATGGTCTTTTACAGGCGGTCAAAACGTAACTACAACTGGAGCTCAGGTTGGTGGTACTAATATCACTGAGGGTATTGAAGGTAGCTTACAGGTCAACGCTCAAAGTTACATTGCTAACAATGACGCCACTTATCAAGATAATGATAGTTCTGACGTAAATAAATTTTTGGGTTACACACAAGACTATGACACTAGATATACTGCAACAGTTACATTAAAAAATGGCGGTATAATTAGAACCAGCAATACTAACACAGCTCAAGGTTTATTCATTGATGTGTCTTTAGAAGGACAAACATATCGTATATCCGTTGAAGCTGTTGAGGAAGTTACTACATATGATGGGGTATCTAATATAGCATACCATAAAACTCCACGTAATCCATCTGAGGGTTATCTCAGTATGGCTACTATTCTTAAAGGTTTAGCATCTTCTGTAAATAGCTCACTTCCTAACGTCTCTGCTGAGGTTATTGGTAGTGGCTTATTTCTAAATGGTACAGGTGCTGACGGTGTAAACTTTCTTGGAGGTGCCGTAAACGAAAACATGAGTGTTATAGGTCAGAAAGCACAGGATATTAGTAGGTTACCAGCTATGTGTAAACAAGGTTATGTAGCTCAAATTTCAAATACTGCTGATTTAGACACTGATGATTATTATGTAAAATTTTTTGCAGATAATGGTAGTTCTGGTGTAGGTAGTTGGGAGGAAACTGTAAGACCGCATAATTTTGATGGTTCTGGAAACGACCCAATGGTAAAGGGTTTAAACCCCGCAACTATGCCACATGCACTTATAAACAACCGTAATGGTACGTTCACTTTTGTTAAATTAGATAAAACTACAGCAGATAATCAAGGTAATGAAAACTATTGGAAAGATAGACAGGTAGGAGACGATACATCTAACCCATTTCCTAGTTTTAACGGTCAAACTATACAAGAATTGTTCTTTCACAGAAACAGATTTGGGATTATATCTAACGAACAGGTAGTCTTAAGCCAGCCAGGGGGGTACTTTAACTTCTTTATTGTGTCTGCTATAGCTGCTAGTGACGATAATCCTATAGATATTACTGTATCTGACATCAAACCAGCGTTTGTAAACCACACACTACCCATACAAAAGGGTCTTATGTTGTTTAGTGATAATGCTCAGTTTATATTATTTACAGAATCTGACATATTTAGCCCTAAAACAGCTAGATTAAAGAAGATAGCTAGTTATGAATGTGATGCTTCTATTGATCCTGTAGATCTAGGAACCAGTGTATTGTTTACTTCTAATGTCTCAGCATATGCTAGGGCGTTCGAGGCTACTGTGGTAGATGACGATGTACCTCCTAGTATAATAGAACAGACAAGGGTAGTACCAGAGTTCTTACCTAAAGATATAACCAAATCAACTAACTCAGCTGCTATAGGTATAACTTCTTATGGTAAAAAGGGTGATGACCAAGTTTATCATTATAAATACTACAATGCAGGAAATAAACGTGAGCAATCAGCGTGGTATAGCTGGACTCTCACGGGTACAATGCAACACATGTTGTACACAGCTGGTAGTTTCTTTACAGTAACAAAACAAGGATCTGACTATATATTGTCTAGACATGAGTATGTTGCTGATGCTAACGCCAATAGAACTTATGTACTAGGTGGTGCGGCATCTGATGTAGGAGAGGCAACCAAGACTGCAAGGTGGTTTGAGCCATGCTTAGATACTATGGCTGTACCAAGTAGTTTTACCTATACTGCTCAAGGTGGGTCTAATCTTACAGAAAAAACTGTAGTTACTATAGGCTACACACCTACAAGTGCTGACAATTTCTTTTTAGTTGGTTTGTCTGGTAATGATGGGTCAGGTAACTCTATAGCTGGTATGGTACGTAAAGCTGATGCTGTAGGAACCAACAGTGCTACATTTAATAATTTACATCTTGCTGCGGGTGCTAAGGTTGCAGTTGGGTATAAATATACAACACTGATTGAGCTACCTACATACTACTTTACTCCTAGTGCTAACGTCTATGACATGGATGGTGAGCTAAGAATATCTGGTATAAACTTTGAGTTAGGTGTAAGTGGCCCTATGGAGTTTCACATATCATCTACATTTAATGACATGGCTGACTTTGTACAGTTTGAGTCAGGAATGATAACTAACGCTACAAGTTTTAACACACCACCCTCGGAGTTGACAAAACAAGTAAGAGTACCATTATATAAGAAGACAGATAAATATAGGTTACAAATACAAATACCAGACCCCTTTTCCACTGCCCTACTCTCAGCTAGCTGGGATGGCAACTATAATCCAAAACGACATGTACGTAGGTAAGTATATACAGCCTTGCACTCCTGAGCTTGCTCTAAGTGTAGGGCTAAACTTACGCTGGGAAGACAGACGTGAGGCAGAACAAACAACAGGTTTAGCTGCAGAGGCTTCTATAATAGAGTCACATTTCAAATCTGCATATTCAGTATATTTTAAGGTTCCCAACGGCAAGGCTGCTGGAGTGGCGGGAGTAACTTCCCAAAATATAATATGGATGTTATGTACTGATGCAAGCACAGAATACCCACATACATTTGTAAGGGAAGCAAAACGCTGGGTAAATAGTTTACCTAATCCTTATTTATGCAATGTAGCAGATATGAGAAATGAAGCACATATAAAACTGTTAAAGATGTTAGGTTTTACGTTTATCAATTATTATGTCTACAATAAAGTCCCACTTATCGAATTTATAAAACCATGTGTACCCCCCTTGCTTTAGGAATTGCGGCAGGAGGAGCCTCGGCTGTTACTGGTATTATGCAACAAAACCGAGCACATAGAGCTCAGGTTGATGCTGTTAATAGATCCAATCAGATAGCTAGGCAAAAATATCTAAATGATATTACAATATCCGCATTTAATGATAGGCAGAAAGGACAGGTCTTTACAGCACAGTTACAGGCTGACGCTGCATCTAGAGCTGCCTTCTATAAACAAAAAGAATTTAATCAGATTGAAGCTAACAGAGCTAGCGAATCTGCACAACAAGAATTAAGAGAAAAAATTACTGAGTCTTTATTTTCTAGCCAAGCTAATTTAGCTAAGGCAATACAAGCTCAAGGTACTATATTAGCAAGCGGACAGGCTGCTGGTCAGTCAACTATGCTTTCACTAGATCAAGCTGAAAGAGAATTAGGTTATGCTCAAGCTCAGTTAGATGCTTCTGTATTTGATGCTACTAAAGCATATGGTATCAAACAATTTGGAGTAAACTTAGATCAATTCTCAAGTGATGTAAGTGCATATAACAGAATTACAACTACCGCACCAATGGCCCCAGCTGCGTCATTTATGACAATGCAACCCATTGAACAAGCTCCACCACCTAAGCCATCCATATTAACACCTATACTTGGTGGATTTGTGACTGGTGTACAGACTGGATATGGCGTAAAAAACGCATTAAAATAAACTAAAACTATGGCATACAAAAGAAGTACCTCGTTTAGTGGATACCGTCAAAGAATTACTCCTGATAAGTCAAGAGAATTAGCTGATAGAGCCAAGGCCCTAGAAAACCAGCGTAAGGAATCCGTTAAAGGTATGGAGAGAGCAAGCTCTCAACAACTAACAGAATTAAATCGTTTGTCTAATTTAGAGGCACGATCAGATCAGTATGAACTTGAAAATCTTAGTAAATTTAGTAAAGCTATAAATGATGCTGTACAAGTTAGTGCTAAGACGTTTGGAGTTGATTATATTGAAAGAAAACGTCAAGAAGCTATAGATGATTATAGAGCTGGTTTAGCTGGAGACAAAGATGCACTAGCTAAAACTGACCTTAACTTATCTCAAGTTCAAGAGATAGAATCAAGAATTAATCAACTTGATGAAGAAAGAGAAGTAAAGTTTACAGACATAGAAAAAAAGTTAAAATTTAGTGATTTAGAAACTAAATATAGATTATTAAACGCTCGTAAACTTGGTTCAAACTATGCCTATGGATATAGTAAAGCTCACTTGTTAGAATCAGCTAAAGGTTTTATGCCTTGGTTTATGAACTCAACACAAGAAAATGATACTGTTGTCGGTGAAAGGTTAGATGGCACTGAAATAAAAGTTAACGATTATGATTCTTTATTTGAGTCTGAAGATAGAAAACAAGTAGAAGATTTTTTAATACGAGAGTATGAGAAAAAAAGTAACATAGCTTCACTTAATCCTAAGATTGTAAATGCTTATTTAACTCAAAGCGTAGTTAAACAAGTACAAGAATTTAGAACTAAAAAGTTAAATGATGAAATACAGGCTGATGCGGCAGAAAAAATTAGATTACAGAATGTTAATTTAGATACAGCTATAAATCTATTTGATTTAAAAACAAACGAAGAAGGAAAGGTTATAGAGGTTGGTAATTTTTCTGATGCAGTAAAAAACATCTTAGTAACAGGAAGAGGTTTACATTTTAAAGCTGGCACTACAGGTGCATCTGGAGAAGCTAACAAAGATAACTTACGATCAGTTTTTGTTGATAGCACATCTAAATTAGATGAAGACATAAAAATTATTCAATTACTAGAGTATATACAAAACAAAAAGTTTAATATACCAAATTTAGGTAATAAAACTTTAGTAGAGGCTTTTCCAATAAAATTTAATGTTGATAAACTAAAGGCAGATATTTTTGCTAAAAGAGAAGAAAATCTTAATAAACTTACAAGATCAAAAACTTTTGAAATAAAAAGTAAAATAGCTCAACTTCAGTATGACTACTCTGTAGAAAAAATTGATAAAGTAACATACTTAGCAACAATAAAAGAATATCAAAGAAGTGAAGAGTATGGAGCTGTTATTGGTGCTCAAAAATTGTTTACTGATGCTCAAACGTATTCTCCACAATATCAATCTACTGAAAATGGTTTAGCACAAGCACGTAAAGAACTAGCAAACTTTGGTAAAGTATCCGCAGAAACATACACATCTTTAAAATTAGACGATCAGAAATTATTTAAAGAAGAACAAATTGCTACAGATTTAAGGTGGGATCAAACTTTAGAAGGTAAAAAATTAATTAAAGAGTATATAGGTGACGGAGGTAAGATTAAAGATGCTCTTACAACATCATTTTTGGGTGCTGGTAAAGCATTAAATGTTTCAGGATCTAAAGACGTTACACTACAAAATGCCATCGAGTTTGCAGAAACAAAGTATGTATATGAAGTCTACAGAAACTTTAAAAATACTTATAAAGGTGAAATACCTGAAAACATGGATCCAGATATGTTTTTCTGGAAAATGGCGGCTGAGTCAGTTGTTTTACAAGCACAACAAGCTAAAGGAGCTAAACTTGACACTAACCCTTTTGCAATGTCGTTTGCATCTGATAGTATTCAAGGTGTTTTCGCAAACCCTAAATTTGCAGAAGTACAAAAAGGAAGTTTTGCTTATAGTGCTGTAAACGATTTACAAGAATCTA